AGGCACTTTGCGTTTGTTTTTATCGTATGCACGACCTAAAAATCTGCGAGGCTCAGTTCCTTTTGTCCAAATAACAGAAGCAACCATGTCTTCATCTATACTTTTACGGCCAGCCCATTCCGTAAGTGCGCCATCTGGAGGCTTGTAATTTGGCCTACCAATAGCTGGCCCAGTGCCATATTCCATGTGTGCAGCATAACTTACATTATTGCCTACAACCTTACGCATTGGCTCATCCTTTACACCACGGAATCCCATCTGCATTCTACCAGTATCATAAGCACCACCATCTTTACCTCGTTCTGACTTGTTGTATCTATCTGCTACATTCTTCATAGCATCTTCTAAAATCATGTGTGCGGTATCTGTCATTGCCTTGTCTAAAGCATCATATGACTCACCAGGTAATTTTCTAAAAAACTCATCTACCAATTCATCGTTTTTAATTCTAATCGGTTTACTCATTTTTTATATAATTTGACGTTTTCTATGTGGTCGTCGCCATACTTCTCTTTCCACTTCTTGTCTACATATTTCTGTGCTTTCTCATAGTAGTCCATACGTTGCTTTTTTTGTGCATGAAACATCGTTTGCCTGTCTGCATTCTTCCATGCCCTCTCTGTCTCACACTCTTCACAAAATCCGTTAGCCGCTATATGGACTGTCATTGCTCCCCTTAAACACTTTTTACACTGTCTGCTCATACTATCCTCACTAATTGTGTTCTCTGATTAGGATGTAACAAGGAATGCCCTCTTAAGTTCATCCTATACTTTGAACCTACTTCTTGTTGTAACATAATTAAATCATTCAAATATAATCCACCATTAGGTTGTCTTCTAGCCAATTCCTGATGTGCTGGACATACTCTACTGTCTTTACCTATTATTAATCCATACTTAAACTGAGTTCCCATTCTTGCTTCTGCCCTTTGATAACCTCTTAATCTACCTTCATTTGCTATTTGACTTATTTCTGTTCGTGCTATCCTTGTAAGTTTGTAAGTCTCGCCAACTCCAACCTGACGCATGTTTTGAACAATTACAGGAATACTACTGCCCTGTGCAATACCTGCCATAATCGTTGCATTCATCTTTTCTACAAGTATGTTTTGAAATTGATTATATGCATTATACAACGCACCTTCATTCTTTAACAACCTAAGCACTTCTAAATCCTCTGGTTTAAGGTCTGGTGCCTTTGCTGCCGTTTTACTTATCCCCCTTATTTCACCATAAGCTGAACTATATCCATTCCTGAATGCAAAGTCCATGTCATCTATAATTGCATCACGCATACGCTTTGCTAACATGATTGCAATATCATCAACTTGTGTGCGTAATTTGTCGTAAGTTCTTATTTTTTCAAGCTGCTTAAGTTCTTGTATAAGGATTCCTCTGAGCTCTCGAGCTGCTGATTCCATATATCCAGATGTTCTTTTAGCTCCTCGGCCTCCTGCGACTCCTGAGAACTGCTTCGAAAATCCTGACGCACCACCTCTGCCTGTTGAGGAAGCTTCAAATTACCTTCACTATCCAAATCCATCTCCACTCCTACATTCTGCATTTGGGTCAATATCTGAGCCTTCAAGTTCATGTTGTTCAAATATTTTGTTTCATCCTTTTCATTAATGTCATTAAATCTAATCTTCCATGTGTCAACTTCCATAAGTTTTAACAATGGTTTTAGGAAACCCATCTCTACACATTGCTGCGTTTCTCGGATAGTCCTGTCAAATATTGTAATCTGTTCACCTTCTGAATTTAATCCACCTACTCCAGCTAACTGACCTACAACCAATGGCATGACCCCATAAGCACCGTTTATGTCGTTGTTAATGCGGTCCATGTAAGGTAGCATCATCAACTCATCCATATTAGGCATAACTGGCACAAACTTCGCTGTAGTGCTTGCATCTCTACTACTTAAAATAGGAATAAAGTTTGGATTTCTCCTCGTCTCTTCTGCAATGTATTCTCCTAACCTATTCAAACTTTCTTCATCATGGCCTGGAACATCTAAGAATCCTTTTGGCGGCCTTTCCAATCTATAAATCTTGTTTTGGAAATTTTCAATAGCTAAAGCTGTTTCGATTTTCTTGGAAAGACCTATAATTGGCGACTGCCCATACAACCGAGCATTCGCACTGTATTTGTTAAAATGTATAATCTCATCACGTGCAAACGGTATCTTACCATCCTCACTCTCATAATAATAAGCCATATACTCTAACTCTACACCCGTCTCTGGATTAACAGTGCCTTCCATAAACTCTCTAGTTACTGGGTCAAACTTCTCTTCCTCTACAAATCGACCAAACTCATCTACATGAAACCGCATGTGCTTTGCATCTTCTACCCATAACTCTTTGACAATCTTACCAGATACACTGCCATCCTCACTTGCTAACCTATCGTAAACAAGACTTACCCAACAGTCATCAAACACTTCTAACTGTCTTATCATTGCCTTAAAGAACTCAGTGCCATTAATGTCTGCACTACCATTAGTAGGGTCTCTCAATAATGTCTCTACCTGCTTCCTCTGCTCTGGGTCGCCCTCGCCAATAGCTTGGTATTCCCAACCCTTAGCCACTGATTGAGAAGCTATACGTGTGATTACCGTTCTAAGATGAGAATACCTGTCCGCTAATTGTTCTAAATAAAATTGGTCTACCTGTGGCAATATAGATTGACGATATGCAGTATCTGTAGACACTCCTGAATAAACTGGCGTCCTTGCATCCTTAGAAACCTCCGCCGTAGCATCCTCCAGAAATGCATCTATGCCAGTTGCCTTTCTAACAGGCTTGCTCCTGAATCGGTCAAAAAATCCCATTAAATTCTCCTAGATTCCAAGACATGACGGTGCCTGTGTATATAATCTTCGATGACAGGCTCTAACATCTTAGAAACTGGTGTCTCTTTTACTTTGGCTAAAGTCTTTAGATTTTGTTTTGTCTCAACAGATATTCCCCACAATTCCATTCGTGTTCCGTTGCTGGGTGAACTTGTCATCTGGATTCCCAGTGTAACTCATTAGTATATATGTCTTTCTGTAAGGGAAATATGTCCTAGCCTAAATGTAATCCCATCGTGTAAAAACCAGCCTCTTCTTTTCCAAAACATGTACACATAACTCACACATCCATAACGCCATTACCGCATCAGGCGTATGTCCCTCAAGCCTTCCATTCTTACCATAAATTAACCTGCTCAAACCATCAACCAGTTTTCGCATTCCTGGCTTGGCACCCTCTCGTGCCTCCTTATTCCAAGGTATGAAATATTTGCCCTGCTCCATAGCCAACGCAATCCTAGGAACTCCAACATCATGCTTGTGTTTCTCTCTTCCCGTATTGTGACCCTCTACTGGCATGCCATCTAACTCCTTCGCAGTGTGAACAACAAGCCTCTGATAACCATTCGACTCTACCATTATCTTATCTGGTTTGTACTTATCTGCTAAACTCTTCATCGTAACTACCTGCGCCTCTAACCAACCCGAACCCTTAGCCCTAATCTTACCACTCCAACAATACAATACCTTTCGTTCTTGTGTAACTCGATTGTAAGCCATAACAACATAAGCCGTCTCATCATTCTGACTGTCCATACCTACAGCCAAGTCAACCCCCATTGTTACAAACCAATCATCACCCTCTGGAGGCAAACCCATCTGTATGCTATCATGTAAACATGGCTTCAACACCTCGTAAGGTATCACCGCACTCTCTGGGTCTAACGGATTTAACATATACTCAGACTCGAAAGCCCTGCTTCCCATCGTCTCTCTTTCTTTATCCAAACGTTCTTGATTCCAATACTCAGGCCAACGTGGAGTTCCATCCTCTAACAATGCAGGATGGCGTACCGAGTTCCACTGACTGTTCTGCTGCGCCCAATCTGTAGCATCTCCAACTCTCTTCTGCGTTCCTACCAATAACATCTTTGCCTTTGGAAGCCTCATCGGCATCACAACTCTCTTTATGTAATGAATTACTTTTTCATCAGTCATATTCGGAAACTCTTGCAAAATATCGTCAAGAATAATCATGTGAACGTGTGGACCCTCAAGTGCCTTACCAATACTGGCCGCATGAACCCTACTTCCATTGTTGAAATACTTAGCACCCTTACGCCAAGTTACCTTGTCATCCTCAGACTGTGCCTTCATAAACGAATTAAGACGCCAAGAACGCCGACAGATTTCCTCAAACTGTTCTAACTTGTCCCACGCCTGTTCCAACGTAGCCGAAAGATACAACGCACGGTAGTTTGGCTGCATTGCCATCTGATACGCAAGTGCTGACAACCCCCAAGACGTCTTCAAGTGACCCCTTGCACAAATTATCGAAGTATGTGTGCCCGACTCAAACGCATCTGCCCACTCCGCATGCATCTGACCCAATGGGACATATTCTCCAGGCTCTAACTCCATGTAATGACGTAATACATCATCAATAAATGCCTCTAATGTAAGTGGTGTGCTCTTTAATGTCTCTAAAGCACCACTAATTGCCAAGTTCAGCAGCTTGTCGTCGATTCCTTTCTTCGATTGCGTCATGGTTTACCCTAAATTCAACCATCTTTATCGGATGGTCTTCATAATAGTCCAAGAATTGAACTAATGTCTGTATATCCTCGGTCTCTTTAATAACTTCGCCGTCTTTGTGAATCCTAATCATCTATCCAGCCCCTTCCATCCCAAGTATAAACATCAAAATGCTCCTTCTGGTCAAATCTATTAAACAAAAACATCTTCGCAACCTTGTCATCACTGTCATAATAGGTTTCACCTCCTGAAACACGACTAAAATTGTTGTCTTTTATCAATTTCTTCAAGTCTTCAACCCTTATAATCCATAATTGCTTACTACTTAAGTTCGGAAAGTAATATGCAAAGTATGTAGCCTTCGTTTTTCTTATTCCACTCGGCTTTCCACGACATTTATACTCTATCGCCATGTTTCCTGACCCACCTTTGTCCCAATCCTTCTCAAAATAGTCGCTTTTTACCTCAAATGTCACTGGGTCCTCATACGGATTCTGAAATAATATGTCAAAATACGCATTATCATTGAATTTCTTAAACTGTAACCCCATAACCGATTCGACAAAATGCCTAACCGCCTTTTCTCCTTTATGCCCATCCTCTAAATCCTTCTCAAAGTTATTATTCATCTAAAAGATAATATGTCCTTAGCTATTTAAGTATTTCCTATAGCAATAACTCTTCCGAAAACTTCTGATTCGCATTGACAACCCTGATTTCTAACGGATAATGACGGCTTTTTCGCAAAATACTAGCCGAATCCTCAGTATTTACCACCTCATAGATGATTCCCTCGTCCGCATCTATCACATCTGCCCTCAAACCAGTGTCATCAAAGATGGCTTCCGTGTAAAACTCGTGCCCCCACTCCTTTAACTTCCTGCAAATCGCAAATTTCATGTCAATATGAGCCTTAGTCTCGTTATTACTCCACCGAAACGCATTTCTATTTCGATTACTGGTCCTTAAAAGTCTCGAAACCTTGTTTCTCTGCACCTGATTGCTCATTTTACGCCCTTAGTCTCACCTATACTCTTACAAGCTTTGCAATTTACCTCGTGCATCTTATCTGTACCTATCACATCAGGCACCTCATACTTGTGAGGATATCCTAACCAACGGCCACACAACGACCATTCTGTCAATCCCATATATCTATGCACTATCTTAGCCATCGACCTGCAACCCTTCCTTTTTTTATTAAATGACAACTCTTACACGTATACTCTTCTTCAACATCTGTCGCTACTATGTCCTGATAACCTCCATCTGAAGATACTATCCTACCACAATATGTGCGAGGTGGATACTCATAATCTGTATTTCTATTATACAAATGCATCACCTTACCCACGGTTACCCACCATATCTCCCATTATCGGCGTATATATATCGTGCTGCTTGCACTCATAGCAATCTACCAAAGGCCGACCCTCTTTCTTCTTACTGTAAATAAAATGCTCCTCTCCTATGTTCTTGTGATTTTGCTCCCACCTGTTTCCACAAACAAAACAATCAAATCTCCACTTCATTGCGACGCCCACTTCCTGAACTTATCCTCAAGTTCATCTCGCATCTTCTTAACTGCCTCTGTAGATTGATACATGTGGTCGTCATTCTGAATACGACGACGCATCCGACTAACGCTACTTTTATCTGGTGCAAACTTCAACAAAACATACAAGTCCGTCATAAATTGCTCCTCATAAATACTACTCTTCTTATTATGAGGTATCGCCCTATAATAATCCTTCAATATCATGTAAAATAACTCAACATCACTCTCCCTCGTGTGAGGATACTCCTTCAAGTATTTTATCACTAACTTCTTCGTGCTCTCTATATCCTTAAACCACTCTTTCATATGTAACTACTTGCATTCCTAAGTTTCTCTATGTAACGTAAAAGGAACTGCTGCTTTACGTTCTCATCCATCTTGACCTCCTCCAAAGCCTGACTTATACACTCATTAATCGTCTCTACTAACTCTTGCTTCTCATTCTCACGAAGACTCATCTTCTCCGCCATCTCTGTCAACTTAGCAAACTCGTGACCCCGTATGTCAACACCACTCTTCTCTCGCATCCTCTCCAAGAAAGCACCTCGTACCTCCTCTACCTGCTCCAATCGATTAACTCGACTCTTAACTGCCTGTTCCCTTACTACCTCTCTTACCTCATGCTTGACATCCTGCATCAACTCCTGCCAACCCATCGAATCACTCCACTTCCTAACTGTGCTCTTATTCAACGGCGGCACAAACTTGTGACGCTCTTGCAATATCGTAGCAACATCATTGAAACTATTACCTTCCAAATATATCTGCATCGCCTCTTCCTTGTGTTTTAACTTATATTTCGTCATTCTTAATCAACTCCCGTAACTTTAACGCATCCTGACAACGCTTGCAACTAAGGTATTTTGTTCCCCGCCTCTGCATTGCCTCAAATTCCGAGGGTGTACACTCATATCCACATAACGTCAACCCATACACCTCACTCGGTGCGTGGCGTTTTTGCATCCTCCCCCATTATCTGCTTCTTATACCAATCAACTCCTGTCCAAAATCCTGCCACAAACGCACCACATATCAACAGCGCACTCAAAAAATCACTCATTCCTGCACTCCTGGCAATATCCACCATCCAATTCATAACTCTTCGTCGTCATAGGATAACCACAGATTTTACATCTCCAATAATCAGTCACCCTTCTCCCCCATAACATCCTCTATCATCCTCTTGCACAATACAGACACCATACCCAAACCTGTCGTATATGCCTTTAACTCCTTTCCTTTGTATTTCAAAGGATTGTCATCTACAAACTTCTGAACATGACCCATTATCTCATCCAACAACACTACCCATACATCTAAACTATTCGCCATCGTCCACCTGCTCCATCGCCCATCTCTGCAAATCATCCATAGCTCCATGATAACCTGTCAAAAACGCCTTCATATCCGAATCACTCATAGGCGCCCACTTCTGCAAGTCATGCACATCTTCTTTCAAGCCCGCCATCTTGCGCTTCGCAAAATTTCTAACGTCTACTAACCTTATGTCCGTCTCCAAATGTTTCTGGGTCCAAACATGTCCCTTCTTCCATACCTTGTCACTCATATAGGTCATATGTCCCTTCTCTATTTAACTCTTTCCACTCAAGGTAGTCCAACCTAACTGCCGCTCGCCACTGCCAATCCCTCATAACTTCCTTCTTCTTGTATGTATCAGCAATGCTTCCCATATCTCCTCCTGCAAACTAACCTCGTCCGCCTTAGCCAACTCCTGCATCTCCGCAAACACCGCTTGCCGCATCTTGTCCCTACCACAATTCAAAATGTATTGCT